GGCGCGTGCTGGGCGGGGCGGCCCTGCTGCCCGCCCGCCCCGGCGGGCGGCCCTCCGCGGGGTGCCCCCGCGCGGGGGGGGAGGTGCAGCCGGCGCGGCTGGCGGCCAAGCAGGGGGACCCCACGGCCAAGAACGGCGTGGTGGGGGCCTTCTGCCGGGTCTACGACGTGGAGGCGGCTATGGGCGCGTTCCTGCCCGGCGTCTATGAGCAGGTAGACAACTCGCCGGGACGGTACACCTTTTTGGGCGGCAGCACCACCGGCGGGGCGGTCATTTATGACGAAGGGAAGTTCCTTTACAGCCACCACGCTACAGACCCCTGCGGCGGACGTCTGGTCAACGCCTTCGACCTGGTGCGCCTGCACCGCTTCGGGGAGCTGGACGACGAGGCCGCGCCGGGGACGCCCACCAACCGCATGCCCTCCTATACGGCCATGTGCGCCGCAGCAGCGGCGGACCCGCAGGTGTCGGGGCTGCTGCTGCGGGAGCGCCGGGAGGCCGTTACAGGGGCCTTCTCGCCTGTCGTGGAGGGGGAGGACGACAGTTGGCTGCAGACGCTGAAGGTGCATTCCAAGACCGGCCTGCCCCTGGCGACCATCGACAACATCTGGATCATCCTGGAGAACGACCCGCTGCTGAAGGGGAAATTCGCCCTGAATAAGTTCGCCGGCCGTGGGGAGGTGCTGGGGCCTCTGCCCTGGGCCACGGAGGGCAAGCGGCGGCTGTGGGAGGACAACGACAACGCCGGACTGTACTGGTACCTGGAGAAAGCCTATCAGATCTCCAGCAACGGGAAGGTGGACGGCGCGCTGTCCCTGCACAGTACCAAGCACGCTTTCAACGACGTGACGGACTACCTGGGGCGGCTGGAATGGGACGGCGCGCCCCGGCTGGATACGCTGTTCATAGATTACCTGGGGGCGGAAGATACCGCCTATGTCCGGGCTGTCACTAGAAAAGCATTTACAGCTGCTGTAGCGCGGGCGTTTGCTCCAGGGACAAAGTTCGACTGCATGACCATTCTCTCAGGGCCACAGGGAATCGGCAAGAGTACGCTGCTGGACAAGATGAGCATGGGCTGGTTCAACGACAGCATCCGGACATTCGAGGGCAAGGAGGCCAGCGAACTGCTGCAGGGCGTGTGGCTGGTGGAGGTCAGCGAGCTGGACGCCTTCTATAAGTCCGATGTGGCCCGCATCAAGCAGTTTCTCAGCCTACGCTCCGATAAGTTCCGGGCGGCCTACGGGCGGCACGTGAAGGACATCCCGCGCGGCTGCGTCTTCTTCGGCACCACCAACACCAACGACTACCTGCGGGATAAGACCGGCAACCGCCGCTTCCTGCCCATCGACGTGGGGCGGAGGCCGGCGTCCAAGAGCGTGTGGCGGGATCTGGAGCAGGAGCGGGACCAGCTGTGGGCCGAGGCCGTCGTGTGCTACAGGGCCGGGGAGGCGCTGTACCTGACCGGGGACGCCGCCGCTGCGGCTACCGCCCAGCAGGAGTCCCATAGGGAGGTCAGCGCACGGGAGGGGCTGATCCTGGACTTCCTGGAGCGGCCTGTACCCAGGGACTGGGCCCGCTGGCCCCTGGACCGCCGGAGGGTATTCTGGAGCGGCAACGTCAGCGGAGACATCGAGCTGGCGCCCAGGGAGCGCATATGCGCGCTGGAGGTCTGGTGCGAGCTGCTGGAGGGGCAGAAGAAGGATATGCGGTACGCCGACACCCAGGAGATCAACAGCATCATCGCCGCCGCGCCGGGCTGGGTGCGGAAGACGACAGCGTTAAAATTCGGGTACTGCGGGGTGCAGAGAGGGTTTATGAGAGGGTAACATTGAGGGGGTAACATTCGAAAATTTGAGAGATTTCCCGTTTGAATGTTACCCCTGGCGCAGTAACATGTTACCCCCGATGTTACCCCGTGCGTTACCCCTAAAGCCATTGTGGCAGAAGGAAGGTAACAAGGTAACATTTTTACTAATAGAAACTATTGAAATAGAGGATTTGAGAAAATATATACTCTCTAATATCTCTATTTCGATGTAATTTACATGCACATAACATACGCACGCACGAGAGAAACGGAGGAATCGCTATGAAAAAAGACGTGTGCGATTGGCTGCGGGAATACTTGAAGGGCGGTCCGAAGGACGTCAGCAAAATTCGAAAGGACGCCAGGGAGGCCGGATATTCAAGGGCAGAATTGAGGGAGGCGAAATTTATTTGCCTGGTGCGGGTAACAAACAACTGGGGCAGAGAGCACCCCGCAGACAAATGGTTCTGGTCTCTGCCGTTGGAGGACGCATGAGGGAATCGGAGTTGGAAGCCCGTCTTGTGAGGGGGGTCAAGGCGGCGGGCGGCGTCGCCTACAAATTCGTCAGCCCCGGCAGCGCGGGCGTACCGGACAGGCTGGTGGTCCTGCCGGGCGGGAAGATCGTCTTCGTGGAGCTGAAAGCGGAGGGCGGACGGCTGAGCCGGATGCAGGTCTACCAGATCGCCCAGCTGAGAGGGTTGGGAGCAGACGTCCGGGTGGTCAAGGGAGCGGCGGGTGTGGAGGAATTTTTGGACTGGCTGAGGGAGGTGTCGCCGGATGAAGTTTGAACCCCATAACTACCAGCGCTATTGCATTGAGCGCATGGTCAGCGATGAGGCCCTGGGCGGCTTCCTGGATATGGGCCTGGGCAAGACCGTCATCACGCTGACCGCCATCAACGAGCTGCGATACAACCGGTGGGCGGTGGGCCGGTGCCTGGTGGTGGCGCCGAAGAAGGTGGCGGAGGCCACGTGGCAGAACGAGGCGGCCAAGTGGGACCACCTGCGGCGCCTGCGGATTGTCCCCGTGCTGGGCAGCGCGGCCAAACGGATCCGGGCCCTGCATACGCCGGGCGACGTCTGGGTCATCAACCGGGAGAACGTGCCCTGGCTGGCGGAGTACTGCCGCAACAGCTGGCCCTTCGACATGGTGGTGCTGGATGAGAGCAGCAGCTTCAAGAACCCATCCAGCAAGCGGTTCAAGGCCCTGCGGATGGTGCGGCCCCGTATCCGCCGGCTGGTCGAGCTGACCGGCACCCCGGCCCCCAACGGCCTGGAGGACCTGTGGGCGCAGCTGTACCTGCTGGACGGCGGGCAGCGGCTGGGGAAGACCATCAGCAGTTTCCGGGAGAGCTTTTTCACCCAGGACCCGTCCTACCCCGGCCAGGCATACCGGACCTACTCGCCGCAGAAGGACGCGGAGCGGCGGATCAGGGAGGCCATCGCCGATATCTGCGTTTCCATGAAGGCGGAGGACTATTTGGAGCTGCCGGAGTTCATCACCCACGAGATCCCCGTGGCCCTGGACCCGAAGGCGGAGCGGGCGTACCGGAAGCTGGAACGGGAGATGCTGCTGGAGGTGGACGAGCAGACCATCACCGCCGGCACCGCCGCCGTGCTGAACGGGAAGCTGCTGCAGCTGTGCAGCGGGGCGGTGTACGATGTCGACGGCGGCGTGGCGGAGATCCACCGGTGCAAGCTGGAGGCGTTCCTGGAGACGGTGGAGCGGCTGCACGGGGAACACGCGCTGGTGTTCTACTGGTTCCAGCATGAGCGGGGCCGGCTTGTGGAAGCGCTGGAGGGATCCGGCCTGCGGGTGCGGGTCTACCGCGGCCCGGAGGACGAGCGGGCCTGGAACGCCGGTGAGGTGGACCTGCTGCTGGCCCACCCCGCCAGCTGCGGCTACGGGCTGAACCTGCAGCAGGGAGGGCGGCACGCCATCTGGTACACGCTGCCCAACTGGAACCTGGAGCTGCTGGACCAGGCCAACCGGAGATTGCACCGGCAGGGGCAGCAGTACCCCGTGGTCTCCCACCTTCTGCTGGTGCAGGGCGGCATGGACGAGGATATGGCCGCCAGCCTGCGGGAGAAGGGGGGCGTACAGGAGAGCATGCTGCGGGCATTGCGGGCCAGGATCGAGAAAGTGAGGCGCGGGAAATGAAAAATCCGTATAAGCCGCAATCCCTGCGGTGGAAACTGGTGGAGGGCGATTGGGAGGATCTGACGCCGTCACAGATCGCCGAGGTGCTGGACTGTACGCGGCAGGCGGTACATAAGGCGCTGCGGGTGATCGAGGAGGGGGGCATAGAGGTCCCCTATGTCAAGGGCAGGCCGGGCAGGCCCCGGAAGGATTTTGAAAGCGTGAATTAGGGCTTGACGGAATGTGCGGTTATGGCTTATACTAAGGCTATCGTAAGGACTCTGTAGTAAGCTAAGAGAGCACACTGAGAGCCGAGCCGAACATTCCATAGCCAGCTATACGTGTTTGTATGCGTATGGCTACTGGGAATGTTCGGCTTTTTTTTGGGCTTTTCCTTACCGCCTTGTACAGCGGGAATATTGGAAGATGGGTAGCAACCGCTGAAAGCCGGGCTGGCGCTGCTGGACACGCCGCTTTTCTATTTCTTCACCCGGAGGAGAGGAGGAAATGCCGAACAAAAGAGAGCAGCCGTGGGAGCGGCAGAAGGGCGAGAGCGCCAGGGCGTTTGAGGCATTCCTCGTCTATCTCCAGATGGGGCCGGAGCGCAGCATCCGGGCGGTAGCTCAAAAGTGTACCAAAAGTGTATCTTTGATCCGGCGTTGGAGCAGCGACAACAATTGGGTGGAGCGGTGCCGGGCCTGGGACAACTACCTGCAGCAGGAGGCGAAAAAGGCCGCTGTCGCGGAGGTGCGGAGGATGAACCAGCGCCACGTGAAAATGGCTTCAGCGATTCAGGCCACTGCTATGCAGGCGTTGCAGGAGATGGGGACGAGCATGGTCAATCCCAAAAACTTTGCCTCTGTTGTCAAACTCGCCACCGATTTGGAGCGGCAGAGCCTGACGGCGGAGGTGGCGGAAAATACGCCCAGCGCCCAGGACCAGCGGGAAGATGACCCGCTGACCAAATCCCTGAAGGAGGAGTTCGGCGATGGGGTTCTCTGAGAAGCAGCGGGAGATTTTCCGCTTCCCCTACACGCACTACGAGGCCCTGATCTGCGACGGCGCGGTCCGCTCCGGCAAAACCAGCGTCATGTCCCTGTCCTTCCTGCTGTGGGCCATGGGCCGCTTTGACCGCTGCGCCTTCGCCATCTGCGGGAAGTCCGTGGGCAGCGTGGAGCGCAACATCATCACGCCGCTGCTGGGCGTTCAGTATTTGCAGCAGAATTTCGCTATCCGTTACAACCGGGGCGGTCATGTGCTCATTGTCCGGCGGGGCGTCCGGGAAAACCGGTTCTACCTCTTCGGCGGCAAGGACGAGTCTTCCTACGCGCTCATCCAGGGCGTAACGCTGGCGGGGGTGCTGCTGGACGAGGTGGCCCTGATGCCCCAGTCCTTTGTGGAGCAGGCGCTGGCCCGGTGTTCAGTGGACGGCGCGAAATTCTGGTTCAACTGCAACCCGGAAAACCCCATGCACTGGTTCCGGCAGGAGTGGATCCTCCAGCCGGACAAGCACAACGCCCTGCACCTGCATTTCATGATGACGGACAACCCGTCTCTCAGCGAGGAGACCCGGCAGCGGTATGAGCGCACCTACAGCGGCGTCTTCTACCAGCGGTACGTCCTGGGCAAGTGGGTGGCCGCTGAGGGCGTGATCTACAGCATGTTCAGCGAGACGGAAAACACCTACCGTCCGGACCAGCGGCCCAAAGCGATGGCCTGGTTGTCTACTCGGACGATCGCCGTGGACTACGGCACCACGAACCCGACGCGGTTCCTGGACATCTACGACGACGGCGAGACCGTCCGCGTGGACCGGGAGTACGACTGGGACAGCCGGAAGGAACACGCCCAGAAGACGGACCGGGAGTATGCGGACGACCTGCTGGCCTTCATGGGGCCGCAGCCGTGTACGGTGATCGTGGACCCGTCGGCGGCATCCTTCATCGCGGAGCTGGGCCGCCGGGGCGTGTACGTGGTCAAGGCGGACAACGACGTGCCGGACGGCATCCGCAAGACCGCCGGCCTGATCGGGCGCCGCATCATCCAAATCTGCGAGACATGCTCCCGTCTCATCGACGAGATGGGTACCTACGTCTGGGATGAAAAAGCGTCCCAGCGGGGGGAGGAGAAGCCGGTCAAGCAGAACGACCACAGCGCGGACGCTCTGCGCTATTACGTAAATTCCCTGCCGGATTGGAGGTTTGAGTAAGTGTCCAGACGAAGGAAAGCACAACAGAATACCCAGGCTGCCGTGATGGACGAGTTCTCCAACCCGCTGTTCCGGCTGGGCTACGGCTCCCAGTCCCCGCTGGAGGCCACGGAGTACCGGACCACCCGCCTGACTGGCAACTACGCGCTGCTAAACAGCCTGTACGGCGACAACTGGGTGGTGCAGAACGTGGTGGGCATCATCCCCGACGACATGACCAAGAAGTGGTTCACCGTCACCGGTGCGACTACGCCGGAGCAGTCCGCCGCCCTGGAACGTATCCAGCGGGAAACCGGCCTGCGGGAGAGCGTGAACGAGGGCCTGCGCTGGGGGCGGCTCTTTGGCGGCGCGGCGGGGCTGATCTGGATCGACGGGCATGACGGCATCCTGGACCGGCCCCTGGACCTGAACACGGTCTATCCCGGCAGCTTCAGGGGCCTGCCCATCTACGACCGCTGGTGCGGCATTACGCCGGCGGACGGCCTGGTGCTGGAGCGGGGGGAGCTGGTACCAGAATATTACACCATCTACCAGGAGGACGGGACGGTGCTGGAACGGGTCCATCACTCCCGCGTCATCCGGTTCACGGGGCGGAAGCTGCCCTATTACCGGCGGGTCACGGAGCAGTATTGGGGCGCGTCGGAGGTGGAATCCCTGTACCGGGAAGTGGTCAAGTACGACAACACCACCGCCAATATGGCCGCGCTGACGTTCCGGGCCAACGTGGACACCATGAAGGTCAAGAACCTGGAGCAGCTGTTTTCCATCGCCTCCAGCGAGCAGCAGCGGCGGTTCTGGAACACCATGCAGGCCCAGAGCGTGATGAAATCCAATTTCGGTACTCAACTGGTGGACGCGGAGAGCGACATCACCAACACCCAGTACAGTTTCAGCGGCCTGTCCGACGTCAACGAGGCCATGTGCCTGAGCCTGTCCGGTGCGTCCCGCATCCCCATGACCAAGCTGTTCGGACGCTCCCCGGCGGGGATGAACGCCACCGGGGAGAGCGACCTGCAAAATTATTACGACTATGTGGACACGCTGCGGGAGAATGTGCTGGCTCCTGTTCTGCGCCGCCTGCTGCCGGTGCTGGCCATGTCGGCCTGGGGAGACGCGCCGGACGATCTGGACATCACCTTCCCGCCGCTGTGGACGCCCACGGCAAAGGAGGTGGCGGAGATTGCCCGGAACAAGCAGGAGGCCATTGTGGGGGCTTTCCAGGCAGGGCTGCTGCATGCGGACACCGCGCAGAAGGAGCTGAAGAAGCTGGCGGACGAAACGGGGCTGTTTGACAGCATCAGCGACGAGGAGATCGCCGCCAACGCTGGGAAGACGTACCAGGACGTGACGGCCCTGCGGGACCCGCTGCTGGGGCTGAGCTATGAGGAGGGACCGGATGCCGAGGCTGACGAGAGGGCCGGCGGAGCGGGAGCTGCGGCGGATGATCGAGCTGTTCCTGAAGGCCGAGACGGACATCATCAATGAGATCAGCCGCCTGCGGTCACGGGGGCTGGTAGACTACCACGCCACCGCCGCCCTGGAGCGGGTGCAGGCAATTTTGCGGGAGCTGGAGGACGATTGCTGGACGTATGCGCCGCGCATGATCGAGATGCAGTTCTACGTCAACCATCCCGAGGCCCGGAAGCCGCTGGACGTGCCGGAGACCCCGGAAAAGCACCTGCGGGGGTATCAGAATGCATTCGCGCTGACCAGCACCCAGACGGATATTGTGCAGCGGCTGACTATGAACCTAATGGGCCTGGTATCCGAGGCCTCCCAGACCACGTCCCGCAACCTGGAAAATATGCTGATTGGGCGGGTAGAGAGTGACCCGTACCGCCAGGTGGGCCTGTCCCAGGCGGCGGCCATGCAGGCCGCGGGGCAGGGGGCGTGGAAACCCGTCCCCAACTTTGTGGAGGCTCTGCGCCGGGAGGGAATCACCGCCTTTGTGGACAGGGCTGGCCGAAACTGGAACCTGCATACATACGGCAGCATGGTCCTGCGGACCGCGTCCCGGCAGGCGGAGGTGCTGGCCGTGCTCACCCAGGACCCGGAGCAGGATCTGTATCTCATCAGCGCCCACGGCTCCACCTGCCCGCTGTGCGCCCCATTGGAGGGCCGGGTGTACTCCCGGAGCGGCAGGGACCCGGACTTCCCGTCCCTGGCGGCGGCGTTCGGGA